GCGCAGCCGGCCGTGCTCGCCTTGAGCCTCGCGCAGATCGCGATGTTATTGTTTATCTTTTATGCATTATCCAAGGGCGCGGAGTTTCGCGACAACATGCTGAAAAGCCAATTCGAGTATCAGAAGCACGTCACCGAGATACTGTCGCGTTGTGTAGTGCCAGGACGCACGCAGCTCCCGACGATTCCGTTCAAGCCAGCCATAGAGCAATTCAAGTTGCCAGAGCTGGGGAGCAAATAGGAGGACACCATGTCTGGTTCAGGTCTGGTGCAGTTCCTCATAGACATCGTCGCCATTCTTGCGGCTGGTGGAATCTTCTTCGCCTCGATTGACCGAGTTTCACCCGACGGCTTTTTCGCCAAAATCGCCAAAATCGCCATCGGCGCTCTGCTCTTGATTGCGCTCATCGTCACGGTTGCTGCTGTCTTTGGTATGGCTGGTGGGATCAGCGTCTCGCCGCTCGGCATTGTCTGGTTCGCCGTTGCTGTGATCGTCGCGGTCGTCATCCTCTACATCATCAACCTTGTGCTCGACTGGCTGGCGACTCAGATGGGCGGAGGTGTATGGGTCGCCCCGGTCAAGTATGTGTTGGGCGCAATCGTGCTGATCGGCTTGCTGCTTGCAGCAGCTAACTTCATGTTTGGGGTTCATGTCGGGACGCTTACTGCTCGATGAGCAACAAAGAAGTGGAGATCATTCTCGCGATCATGGGAGTGGCGATTATCTTAGCAGTCGTCTCCGTGATCGTGTTTCTGCGTGTGATATGAGGAGGAGCCAATGCCGAAGGTGATCGCGATCTCATCTGGTCACGGCCAGCACATCCGGGGAGCGCGCGGCAACCCTGTTCCGCCGCAGCTCGATGAGGTTGATGAGGCGCGCAAGATCGTTGACCGCGTTGCCGAGATGCTCGGTTGCGTGAAGTTTCACGACAACACGAGCTATGATCAATCGACCAACCTCAACACCATTGTGAACTGGCACAATCGCCAGCAGCGCGACCTCGATGTCAGCGTTCACTTCAACGCCTATGATCACAGCGCGCATGGCACCGAGGTGCTCTATGTTTCGCAGCAGGAGCTGGCGGCGGATGTGTCTTCCGCGATCTGTAATGCGGGTGGGTTCACCAATCGTGGTGCGAAGTACCGGTCTGATCTCGCGTTCTTGAATGGCACGCATGAGCCGGCGATCCTGATCGAGACTTGCTTCTGTGATCACACCGGCGACTCTAACCAGTACAAGGCGCACTTCGAGGCGATCTGCAGCGCTATCGCATCGTCGATCTCTGGGCAGGAAATCTCTGAGCGTCCACCAGGGGAGCGTCCACCGATAGAGCCGCCGACGCAGCCACCTCCCGACATGGAGACTGGCCGTCCTGTTCTTGGCGAGGGCGACAGCGGTCCGTATGTCGTCAGCGTGCAGGAGACGCTTGGGCTTCCGGCTGATGGCGAATTCGGGCCGATCACCGAGGCTGGCGTGAAGAACTTCCAACGTGCCTGGGCAGTCCCTGGTGGAGCTGACGGTGTTGTTGGCAACAATACCTGGGAAGCTCTCGACGACCTCGACAGGAAGATGGAGGACGGCGGCGACGGCATTCCGGATGCGGTGGCGAAGCAGATCGATGCGATTGTGAGCAGCTCTCCCGTGCTCCAGTACAATTGGAGTGAGCGCGGCAAGGCGAACGAGGGCTACGTCGCCGGGATGTGCAAGACGTTCGCACTTGCGCTCCATCGACTCGATGACGACGACGGGGCAGTAGTGCTCATGTCGAAGGCGGCCACCAGCGACACCTCGGAGGATGCGCTGGCGTGGTACGCGAGCATCTTCCGTTCCAAGGGGATGGACAATTCGCAGGATGGTCCGGACACGTTGCGGCATCTGTTCGTGATGCTGATCGGGCTGGGCATGCGCGAGTCGAGCGGCAATCATTGGGAAGGCCGCGACATGAGCGCAGAGAATGTGGAGAGCGACACCTGTGAATCTGGCCTGATGCAATCGTCCTGGAATCTGCACAACTGCGCTGGCGAGATCGATGATCTGTTCGCGGAGTTCAAGAGCGATCCGAATGGTTTCCGTCCGACGTTCAGCGAGGATGTGCATCCGGATAGCGCCGATCTTGATAACTACGGCTCTGGCAATGGCTGCTACTACCAATGGCTGGCGAAGTATTCACCGGCGTTTGCAGTGCTGATGACCGGTGTCGGTCTGCGCAAGCTCGGCGGAGAGGATGGGCATTGGGGACCGATTCGGCGTCAGGAGGTCGAGATCGTCCCGATGGTCGATGATCTCCTGCAGGAGGTAGCTCGCGCCACTTATCGGATGCCACCGAAGGAGCTGGTGTGATGGCAGCAGAACTAAAGCGTTGTGGGACGTGTCATTTCGGTCTGATCGTGCAAGGGGATTTCACCAAGCGCTTGTGTTACGGCGCTCCGCCGAGTGCGATTCAGATGCCAGCTCCAGGTGGCAGGACGACTGTGCAATCGGCGCGACCGTTTGTCAGCATCACCGATCTTGCCTGCGCGCTCTATCGCGACAAGGATATGATCGACAAGCAGCGCGATGAGACTGATTTACGCCGTGGGCCAGTGGTGCCGAATGATCCGCCACCAATGAAGCAGTAGACAATCGAGGGGCTGCGATGAGCTTCGTCAGGTATTTCAAGGACACGCTGCAGAACTTTGTCAGTGGCCTGGGGATGCAGGGCGTCGATCCCTCGAAGAGCGTCCAGTACATTCTGTCGCTGCTTGATCGCAACACGCTCGACAACATGTACCGAGGTGATTGGCTGGCGCGCAAAATCTGCGATCAGCCAGCGGATGATATCACGCGCGAGTGGCGCTCATGGCAGGCGTCTCAGCAGCAGATCGAGTCGATTGAGACAGTCGAGAAGACACTCGATCTCCAGCGCAAGGTCAAGCAGTGGATCATCAAGGCGAGGCTCTACGGCGGCGGCGCTCTGATTATCGGAGCGGATGACGGTAATCAACCTGATCAGCCGCTCGACCTCGAGAAATGCGGCAAGGGTTGTCTCAAGTATGTCGTTGTCTTGCATCGCTGGGAGCTGAATGCTGGTCCGCGTATTTATAACGTTATGGACCCGTATTACACGCGAGCAGCCTACTACACTGTTGCCACGCCAATGTTTGGTTTCATGGGTGAGCCTGGAACGGTGATGCCGAGTATCCCAGGTCAGCCGCCATTGCCACCGCCAGGAGCGTTACGACCGCAGAGTCAGAACGTCGTCAGCTTCAAATCCGGCGGCAAGACGATGACTATGCCGAGTACGGTGCCGACGAACATTGGCCTCACGCAGATTCATCCATCGCGCGTGATCGAGCTTCCAGGGAACGAATTACCGGATTGGCGACTGGCTCCGCTTGGCGGTGGCTGGGGCGACAGCGTGTTGCAGACAGTCGTCGATGTCATGAACAGTTTCACGCAGACCTACAGCTCGATATCGGCGCTTGTGTCGGACGCGAAGTTGGACGTTGTGAAGATACCCGACATGACGACCAACCTGACGGAGCAGAAATACAAGGATCGATTGATCGAGCGCTTCGCATTGTCAGCTCAGACCAAGAGCGTGATCTCGGCATTGTTGCTCGACAAGGAGGAGGAATGGGAGCGCGTCAACACGCCGTTCTCTGGCCTCGACATGATCCTGCATGAGTTTCTCACGCTGATCGCTGGAGCCGCGAATATCCCGGTCAGCATTTTGTTTGGTCAGGCGTACGGCAAGGGATTGCAGGGTGGCAGCACGGGTGGCGGAGCGGATGATGTGCGCAGTTATTACGACATGTGCGCGACCATCCAGAAGAACGACATTGGCCCGCGCATGGGAATACTCGATCAGGTTTTGATGCGCAGCGCGCTGGGCAAGGCTGATCCGAACATCAACTACGTGTGGAATCCGCTCTGGCAGCTCAGCGACGACGACAAGTCGAAGATCGCGTTGGCCAAGGCGCAGAGCACGCAAATCTACGCCACCATCGGGATCATCAATCAGGATGCGTTGCGCGAGGGCGTGGTCAATCAACTGATCGAGGACGGCACCTATCCAGGCTTCGACGATGCCATCGAGGAGTATGGCAGCGAACCGGAAGAGCCGGTGGATGCCGGTGGCTATGGCGGCCCGATGAACGGCGGCGGTGGTGGCTATGGCCAGGAGCCTGCGGAGCCTGCTCCGGAAGACATCGGGGCCAGCGGCAAGATGGGGGATGCGTGGACCGAGGAGGCACGCGAGGCCAGCGCTCTAGCACGCAAGCGTATGGAGCACTGGAAAGAGCGGATCGCACACCACGAGCGCAAGGCACGGCAGCATCCGGAGGGATCGCACAAGCGAGCGATGCATGCGATGGCGGCGCAGAGCTATCGCGAGGCAGTCAGGGAAGCTAGCCGCAGGGGCGGTGATCCCGAGGTCGCGCATCTGCATGCTGCTGTTGCGAGGCACATGATGGATGAGGCTGCTGGCCATGTTTTCCACGGCAATCAGCACACTGGTGGCATTGGTGGTGCCGAGGCCAGTCACGCGGCAAAGGTAAAAGCGTTTATCAGTTCGCCGCAATCGCAGTCGATCATCAGAAGTACGCTTCACGAACTCGCGCACATGACCGAGCATTTTGTGAAGCACGAGTCGGAGCTTCTGGTTTCCAGCACGATTGGGGCTAGCTTGGTTGCGTTAGGATCACCAGTGGCTCCTGCGGCTGCGGCTGGGATGGTTGCTGGCTATGCCATTCACAGGCTGGCACCACATCTCGGAATTAGCAGGGAAGGCGCGCATAAACTGTTGCAGATGTGTGTCAACAGATTGGACCATGCCTTGTCGCACGTCACCGGCATGCATGCGCTGTCGCACGCTGCTGGCATGGATGCGGAAGAAGACTCTCTCCATCGTTCGCTGCGCAGGTTGAACTACGCTTTGAGCCACTACACGACCGAACAGTTGACGCAGCATGTGACGCACGACTTCGATCCGAACGAGCCGCGTGATCCGCAAGGAAAGTGGACGACAGGCGGTGGCGGCAGCAAGGAGGGTGACCATCCTGGTGAAGGCTACTCGAAGGAAGCCAAGGTCGATGAGAAGGGCGTCATCCACACTACGAACGTCGATGATGCTGTCCAGGCATTAAGGGAAGGCCGCAAGGTCGAGTTGAACCAGCCTCGTGAGGTCGCCACCTTGCTCGACAAGCTCGGCAAGGTCGCTTCAGACATGATTGCCAAGGGAGAGAAAGCCCCGAATTTCGATCTCTGCAAGGTCAGCGTTAAAGGCACCAACTTGTTCTGTGCGGAAGGTCTTGGGATCAAACGCGAGGATATGCCGCAGCTCCCGGACGATACATCTGGCTTTGTCAGATATTTACGGAAGTCCGGTTACAGCATCAAGCCAGAAGAAGAGCTGGCCTCGCATCTGCGCGCAACACAGAATCAGCTAAAGGGTGCGCAAGTCGCTGGCATGGCGAAGTTCATTGAGACTGGGATCAACAAAGAGGGAAAGAGTGATCCGGAGGGTCGTCGCAAGTTGATGAACCGAGCGATCCTTATCAGCCGGGATGGTTACATCCTCGACGGTCACCATAATTGGGCAGCAAACATCGGAGTCGCTGCACGCAATGGCACGCTTGAGAGTGGCACGAAGATGAAGGTGCTGCGTGTCAATACCAGTATCACCAATCTGCTTTATCTCGGCGAGGACTACACCGGAGGTAAGGGACACAAGGGGGTTGATCGTAGATGGTTCGATTACAATCCAGATCAGCCGCGAGCTGCATCGGCACCAGGACATTCGAGCGGCGAGTTTGCGGCATTCGGTCGAGCTGGCATTGGCGGCGGCGAACCAGCTCGCGAGATTGTTGGATATGGCGGCGGGATTGGGTCCGGTGCTCAAGAGGGAATCGGCTACGCAACCGGCGGCAGGACCGAGCCTCCGGGCGGAGCGAAGGCGTCACCGCTCGTGCCTGACAAGCTCGTGCAGGCAATCGAGGATCACGTCATCGGCGTAGCAGGCGAGGTCGGCAAGAAGGGCGCGGCCGATCTGTCCGAGTGGCTGATGCGGACGCACCGCGATGAGATACTCAAGATCGCGGACGCGACCAAGGATGATTTCGTCCTGCTGCACAAGGGCGATGCGAAGGTTGGCATGCCGACTGTGTGGCTGCTGATGTGGAGCAAGTCGTATTCCACGAGCATCCACGATCACTTAGAATCGGAAGTCGGTGTGTCGGTTCTGCGCGGCAAGGTCGGCAACCGAGTCTATGAAAGTCCGTCTGGATATCTTGATCGAGCGAAGAGCGCCGATGGATTGGAAGCGAAAATCGGAGACAAAATACTGGGGACTAATCAGACAATTCAGCTCAAGGCTCCGTACATTCATCAAATGTACGGTACGTCTGAGCCTGGGCAGAAGCGTGATGTGACGGTTCATGCTTACGCTCCACCGCTCGCGCAGATGCACTATTTCAAACCGGACAGCAGGGGTCATCTGCACTACGCCGGTGACTGGGACGAGAGCCGCGTGCCGGAGGACTTCGAGGTCCGCAGGAGCTGGGATGCGATGCGGTTCTTCGGTTGCCCATGCTGCATGGGAGGCTCAAAAAAAAAGTCCAGACAGATAGACTCGTCCAGCTCGATTGGTTTCCTAGATTTTGATCCAGATCAGGCGCGCGATCCACATGGGCGCTGGACTTTTGCTGGCGGCCCGCATGGCGAGAGCTGGCAGAAGCTTGCAGGAGAAGTGCGCAATCAGGTGCTCGCTGGCCGCAAGAGCATGCAGGTTGAGAGCACGAAGCTGCGGCAAAACCTTAACACCGCAATGCGGGAGCTGGAGCAGTTTCAGGATGCAAAGGATTGGTATGATAGACATAGGCCACTGGCAAAAGAATTGTTTGGAGAGAATGAACCTCTGTTCGAAAAGTTTTTAGCAGCAACGTCGCCTGGAATGAGAGGCGATCAGAATATGCGTGAAGCGCTGCGAGCGATGCAGCACCACATGCTTGGTAAACAATTCGATGACTCATATCGCGTTGTCGGAAGATACCCGGCCGGAACACTCGCTAATCTGCAACGCATACAGCGCGGTGAGGAGCTTAGAGGCGATAAGGTTCCTGATTTTCATCGTGCGCTGATTGGCGACCCGTCGGCTGTTCCTGGTGATATTTGGATGGGACGGCTCATGTTCAAACAGCAGCACGAGGCTGCTTTATCGCCACCAGAGAAAAACGAGGCTGGGTTTTACAAGAGCAAGACCGGTGGCCTCAGTGCTGGTCAGCACAAAATTCTGACGGCTGTCGTTACAGCGTTCGCCGATAAGATGGGTTGGCAACCACGTCAGATGCAGGCAGCATTGTGGGCGACAGAGATCGCACGCCAGGAATATGGGGCAAACGGCAAGCCGTGGGATTACCAGCAGTATCTGTCAAAGCGCGCAGCCGGAATACGTGCATTGATCAAGAACAAGTGGGTTGGCAAGGTCGAGGATGCGTTGAGCGAGCTTGAGCAATTGGCTCGCGCTTACGAAGATGGTGCGGCACTGTTTGCTCTAATCGGAGCGATTCACGCACATGTTCCCGATCCGACTGAGGAAAATGTACTTGCGCTGTTGCACGATGAGGCAGCTGGCCATCCGTTCAGAGGGAATCAGTACGTGAGCGGCGAGAGCGGAAGCGAAAGCTTGAAGTACGGTGAGGAGGGCATGCCGAAGAGCTGGGGTGAGCTAAGCGGCAAGCAGCAGGAGCGAGTCGAGCGTGAGTGGCGCGATGAGAATTATAAGAAAGAGTTAGATTACGAGATCGAGCAATGGCACAACAGCGGTGAGGCGTTGATCGAAGCCAAGAATCAGGTTGCTGATTCGTGGAATAGCGAGCGTGGAAATAGAGGTGATTACTGGGCCGATGAGGCGCTAGCAGATGCGCGAGACTGGTGGAAGGAAAATCGGGATGAGGAGATTCCGTACACCGATGATCAGTTGCGCAAAGCGATCTCTATCGAAGAGACGGCTTACAACAAATGGGAAGTCAAGTTCGACGACAAGAAGCTGCAGGAGCCGAGTGACAAACCTGAGCCGCATGATCCGCGACAGCTCGAATTGCCTGGGACACCACCGGCTACGACGCCTGACTACTCTAGCCACCTCACCGGAGACGTACGCGAGCATCTGAAAGAGCAGATTACCGAGGCATTCAACAACCGTGCCGATTTCATATCAGGCGATCTGGAGCCGCCGGATTTCAGTGAATCAGTTAATGAGACGCTCGATCAAATCTGGAACGAGATGAGCGAGGACGAGAAGTTCACTTGGGCGCAGAAGAATACTGACATCGTCGAGCCGCCAGTGTCGCCAAAGCCGTCACGCTATCATACCGGAATGCCGAGTGCGGAGTTCACGGCACATGTGAAGGATTTGGTCAAGAAGGTTGCCGATCCGCGCATTGTCAATGATTTCAAGTTCGATGATCACACCGGCTTACAGATGACACGAGCCGGGATGATTCAACCTTATGCCTCTACATCCAGGAAAGACAACAAGATAACGATATACGTGCGTAACAATCAGGACCAAAGCGATAAGCATATCGAGGGGACAATCGCCCATGAGAGCATGCACCACAAGTTCAATGATGTTATGAAGGACGACCTCAAAGAGCTTAGTGAATTCGAGAGCAAGGAAAACAAGGAAAAATTGATACGTGAGATGTTCGATCACCCAGTTTCGGACTATGCAATGTCGCACTGGGTTGATGCATCGAGCAGTCCATCAGGCGATGCGATCTTCGTGGCTATCCACGAGACTTTGGCGGAGATTGCTCGACGTGAGCACCAGGAAGGTAAGGTGCCGGAAGGTGTTCCGACGTGGAAGCATTTCTATGACACCGTGAATAGCCTCTGGGAGAAACGCCATGCCAGAAGTTAAGCGGGTCACATTGCGAGACGGGCACACGGCGTTCATCTGTTACGTGGACGGTGATTTCAAGCCGGTCGAGTACAAAGATGCGAAGATGATGCACATCGCAATCGACGACGGCGAATCAATCTGGGCGGTGCCGCAGCCAATCGATACGCTGGATTTGAAGCGATGATGTTCGACGCCAGCCACGATCCAACGAAGACGGCCTATCTGCGCAAGCGGATGCGGACTGTGAGTGATCGTCGATGGCACAGGTTTGCAAGCTCGTTGCGTGAGGCGCTGATCAACCGAGACATGATCGGGTTGCGCAGCATTGGGCAGCTCCCGCACGGCGACAAAGAGGAGCAGCTCGCGGCCTGGATCGGCCAGGAGCTTAACCAGAAAGTCTTCGGTCTAGATGGTAGTTGGACGCGACCGTTCATCCGCAGTGCGGTGGAGATCGCTCGACGGCATGCTCACTCCTACACACCAAGCGGCGTGCTCGATCCGTCGCGTGCGGCTCAGATGGAGGACATGACGGTCAATGAGCTTCGTCGCATTGTCGGTTATGCACAGCAGCAGATCACCCAGGTTGTCACTGATGCGATGAGGACCGAGTCCACGCCTACGAGCATGATGGGTGCCGTGACCGGTGTGATCCAGGCGATGCGCAAGCGCACCTGGGCGATGGGCGATTGGATGATCGCCAAGACGCATGCGACCACGACGCTCAGCATCTTTCAGCATGCCGGTGTGAAGCGAGTCGGTATCATCCCGGAGCACAAGCGCTCTGGACCGAAGCACGACCATGCCATGGACGCCAAGCGCAAGAAAGGTCCAGGCTCGCGCTCGCGCAAGAAGGCACCATCGGCCAGGACGATCAGACGCATCCGCGCGGCACAGCGTTCGCTTGAGGAGCAGTTTCCCAAGGGCGTCGATGTGCTCACAGCGGAGGATGAGTTCGTCTGCATCGTTTGCGAGGATATCAGCGAGGGCGGCCCATACGAGCTGGACGAGGCGGAGGATTTGATCCCGGCGCACGTCTATTGCCGATGTGCGTTCGTGCCTGCCGGAACATTGGAGGATGCGGCATGTCTGATGATGAGCGAGAGCTATTACTTGCCACAGCCGAGGTACTGAGGCGTCTGGTTCAGTTTGAAAGTTCGATGTCGTTTGATCCGCGACTGTTTGCTCATTTCACCGAGCGCTTGTTGGCTGTGCGGATGGCCAAAGAAAAACCCCCAGGCCCGGTTTATACCGAGACTGGGGGAGTGGATGTGATTAGCTAGCGCTTCGCTGGATGGAAGCCGGCGGCCTTCATCCGCTTGGCCTTTTCGGCTGCGACCTGTTCCTTGCTAGGCTCTCCGCCTTTGGCCTTGAGCGGCCCCTTGACGGAGTCGTTCCAGGCGCTTGCCAGCCGGTTGTTCGCCGCCTGCAGCTCGGTCTTGATGGCTGCTTCGAGCTTCTCACCGAAGACCTCCGCATTGGGGATGTCGGTTGTCTCGGTCACCTTCGGCTTTGGCACCGTCACCTTCCGCTTCGGCTTCGGACCAGTATCGTTGGTTCCGTAGTAAGCCTTCGGTGGAGGCATCTTCTCGGCGAGGAGCTTCTTGGCCAGTCGTGCTTTGGCCTTTTCAGCTCGCTGCAGATTGTAAGCGGCCTTGCCGAGCATCTTGATCGCTGCATCGCGCTTGGCGGTCCAGCGAACCACTTCGTTGTCCGCGATTTCCATCTTGGACAGCTTTGCTTTTGCCCTCTTGGGCATGGTAGTCTCCATCTGTCATGAGGATAACCCTTGGCTCGGAGCTTCACGGCTCCGGGCCTTTTTCTGTGCGACTTGTTCACCTGTCAAACAGCGGGTGCCAGCTCGTGCTGACGGACACACTATAGCAAATCGACTTTTGGATTTTCCGGTTTGGAGTCGTTTCGACTCCAGAAACCCGCATGGAATGGGCATTAGAAGTGCGTTTTTGAGAAACTTGACTCAGGTTTATCAGGCATAACTATCTCGTCTAGATGAGAACGCATCGTGAAAACATGCGCGTTTGCTGGGCAAAATATTTTTAAAAAGATGCTTTTCGATCTGATCGAGCTTCCCCCGGAAAGATGCGATTCGATCTAGCCAACCGCTTTCGAGTCGAGTAATGCTAGCGACGATGCTGGCGAAGCGCCTGACCTGATCGAGGTTGGGGTATGCCGTTCGCTAGCGGCACCAAATATTTTCAACACATTATCGCGCGCTCGCGCGCCTGCCGATCATTGTGAGGCGGGCGATGCCGGGTATCGAAAAGACAATGCACGAATTCAAGACTGGCGAGCTTCGCAGCGGATCAGGCGCGAAGGTCACTAGCCGTGAGCAAGCCATTGCCATCGGCCTCAGTGAGGAGCGCGAGAAAAAGAAAAAGAAGCGCAAGGCCACGGACGGAGAGCTGGTCATGAGCAGATGGAACGGCAGAGATGAAGGAGCCGGTCATCCATTTCGCGGCAACCAGCATACGAGAGGCACCAGCGGAAGATCAGAGCCTGTCGGGCGCACCGGTGGATTTGGCGGAGAGCGTGCAGAGCCGGATGAGGAGGAGGAGGAGAAAAGGAAACGCCGTAGTGAGCCTGTTGGGCGCACCGGTGGATTCGGTGGTGAGGGTCGCGACAAAGAGTTCTCGACAGAGCGCCGCAAGGAGCTAGCCAAGTCTGGCAAGGCGATGAAGGGCGGTGGATTTCCAATCGAGAACGAGGCTGATCTCAAGAATGCGATCCAGGCATTCGGTCGTGCCGGCAACAAGGCAGCAGCCAAGGCGCACATCAAGAAGCGGGCCGCAGCGCTCGGCAAGACAGAGTTGCTTCCGGAGAATTGGGATTCGGCCGATCCGTTCTGGGTTGGCAACGATGCTTTATGTCACAGCATTTACGACGCATGGATGGAAACAGAAGATCGCCGCCGCCGTCCATCTGACGACGACGATGATGACGACGACGATGATGATGACGATGACGATTACAACGACAGCAGTCCTATTCATTTGATTGATCGATTTGTCATCGACGGCAAGGCTCGACGGACTCAGAACGGATATCTGGTCGCTGACGCATTGATCGCGCGCACCGGAATTCAGCTCTACGGCGGAGAGGAAGTCGGCGCACCGGAAATGCCGGTCGTGCGCGTGTATCGACCACCGGAGGAAGTCTTCAACAAGAAGGCTTTGTCGAGTCTCTCGAACCTGCCGATCACGCTCGAACATCCTCCACACATGGTCGATTCCGCCAACTGGAAACAGTACGCGGTTGGTCACACAGACGATGAGGTGACGCGCGACGGTGATTCCGTGCGGACCCAGCTCATCCTGATGGACGCCAAGGCAGTCGATGCTTGCTTGCAGCACGGCGTGCGCGAACTGTCGGTTGGCTATGGCTGCGAGCTGAAGTGGGGCAAGGGCACCACTCCGGACGGTGAAACCTACGACGCCAAGCAGGTAGCGATACGCGGAAATCATCTGGCAGTCGTCCCCGCCGCCAGAGGCGGATCGCGTCTTCGCATCGGGGACGACCAGCAAGAAGGAGAAGTCGAGATGGCTCGAATCTTGATCGGTGATCGGCTCGTGGAGCTGGCCGAGAACGAGGCTCAGCATGTGCAGTCGTACATCGCAAAGCTGCAGGCCGATGCCAAGAAGAAGAATGGCAACGGCAATGGTGACGACGACGATGAGGACAGCGAGAGCGCCGAGGAAGAGCAGGCCGAGGAGAAGAAGACCCGTGGCGAGCGCGATGCAGCTCTCGGCAAGGTCGCTGCTCTCACCAAGCAGTTGGAGGACGAGCGGGCGAAGAGCACTCCTGCCGCGATCCACGCTGCAGCCAAGTCGCTCACCGACTTGATCATCAAGGCCGACGCCGTGATGGAGGGCAAGGTCAACTTCGACGGCAAGGACCCGGCGGAGATCAGGCGCATGGTTGTCATCGCCAAGCTCGGTGATGCCGTGGCGAAAGCGCTGGCCACGGATGAAGCAATTTCCGGCGCGTTCCAGGCAATCATCGCCAACGTCAAGCCGCGCACCGGCACTGATCGCTTGGCCGACAATCTGTCTCTGCTTCAGCAGGGCGGTGGCGGCAACGCGAACGATCCGAAGGCGATGAAGGACGCCGCCTACGGCGAGTACGTCAACCGGATTGGACAGGCGTGGAGAGGTCCTGCTGCGCAGCAGCGCTAGCAACCGCGTTTGTTTAACCCCTAAGAGAAAGGAACGGGCACATGCTGATTCCGGCCCCGGTACAAACCACCTACATCCGATACATCACGCCCGGTCAGAACGGCATGCTTGCCGATGAGACAAACTGGGCGGCTGACTCGCGCATCGTCGAGACTGTGGCAGGCATCGGCTTTGGCCTCGCTGTCTCGCAAGGCGTCAACGACAGCGGCTGCGTCATTGGTGGCAGCGCTCCGGTTGGCGTCACTCGCGCCGATCCGACGCTGGCTCGCGCCGATCTGGCTCCGGCCACCTCGCCCGGTATCGACACCTACATGAAGGGCGACAACGCTGGCGTTCTCACCATGGGCGATATCTGGGTGAACTGCTACGCCAGTGTCACTCCCGCCACTGCCGTGGTGTTCGAGGCGGCCACCGGCAAATTCGGCATCGCCGGCACGACTTATCCCAACGCGAGATGGATGACGACAGCAGCAGGCTCGGCAAGCGTGCCGGTTCTCGCCGTGTTGCGGCTCGGCAACATCTCTTCGAAGTAAGGAGGACGACGATGCGTCTGGATATTTATGACAACCCGCAACAGGCGCTCGGATTCCTGTTGTCGCAGACCGCTCACATAGAGCAGGAAGTCTACCGGATCGCCTATCCCGAGATCATTTACCAGCAGCTCATTCCAATCGACACGAGCGCTAGTGAATGGGCGAAGTCGGTCACGTACTTCTCGCTCGATAAGGTCGGGCAAGCCGACTGGCTCAGCAACATGGCGAGTGACATTCCGTTCGCGGATATCAATCGCAACAAGTTCGAGCAAGGAATCGAAATGGCGGGCATTGGCTACACCTACACGCTCGAGGAGCTGGGCCAAGCCATGATGATCCCTGGTCTGAATCTCACAGCAGAGCGTGCCGAGGCGGCGCGATTTGCGTATGAGATGTTTATGGACCAGTTGGCGTACAAAGGCTCGGTGCCAAAGAGCTTCACCGGCTTGTTCAACAACGCGAACGTGACGGTGGTCAGCTCGGCGGTCGGAGCATCAGGCTCATCGCACTGGTCGTTGAAGACGGCGGACGAGATCATCAAGGATGTACAGAACGCCTTGACCGGTGTCTATGCCGGAAGCTTGACGGTCGAGATGGCCGACACTGTGTTGCTGCCAATCGGAGAGATGCAGTTGCTCGCCAACATCCGCATCCCGAACACCTACGGCAACGCGCTCGACTACCTCGCAAAATATAATCTTTATACTCACACCACGGGCGCTCCACTGACTATCAGAAGCGTGCTTGGCCTCGACAGCGCTGGTGCCGATGGTGGCGGACGCATGATCGTCTATCGTCGCGATCCGCGCGTGCTCAAGCTTCATCTTCCGATGCCGCACAGGTTCCTGCCGGTGTTCCAGCGGAGCGCGTTGCAGTTCGACATCCCCGGCATCTTCCGTGTTGGCTCGGTCGAAATCCGGCGACCCGGTGCGATCAGGTACGTGGACGGCATCAGCGGCGTTGGTTCGCCCTGATTGATTTGGTTTCCCTTGGCCCCCCAAGGGTTAGGACGACGCCCCTTCCTTCCAACACCGGCACAGCGGAGGGGGCGTCACCTTGTTCATTGGAGGATGAGATGCCGAAGAAAGAGTGGAGCAACGATGTTCAGTCTCTGGACGATGAAGTCAGAGAGTTGACGCCGCGAGAGCAGGATGTGGCCAACGCGACCAAGGAAGACTTAAAGAACGTGAAGCCGCTGCTCTATGACATCACCAGCCGCAACACCAGAGCGTTGCGGGTCGTGCATGACTACGACGGTACGCCGATCTCGATTCCTCCAGGTCAAACCAAGAAGGGCGTTCTGCTTCGTCCGCACACCGCTGAATATCTCGGACGTGGTGATCTGACGGTCACCCCAAGCGTGCAACCGGCTGCAGCATGAATGATCGCAGGACCACTGTTACTCTAGGTTTGACGCGCAAGTCGCTGGAAGCGACGGTGATCCATGCGTGCCCGCATTGCGAGGCTCCTGGCATTTTCCGGGCAGATGAACGCACCAAGCTCAATTGGCCTGGATGCTTCAAGCCAGAGTTCAATGCTCATCCAGTCGGTGATCGTTGTCCGAATTGCGGGAAGCGGCGGAACAAGGACAAGAACCTTGGCGAGCTGACAGCCTCGATACCGAAAGCGTTGTGGCTGTGCATCCTCGCGTTCAAATGGTGCGTGATCAAAGTCAGGAGGATCGCATGATCCAGGCAAATTACACTGTTCAGAATCCGCACATGACGACCGCACCGGCGATGGCTACGGTCGATGGCGTTGAGATGCCTGTCACCGTGGATGTGTTCGAGGTCTGTCTCGTGGCGCAAGACTTGTCGGATGGCAGCATCGTGTTGCGGTTCAAGGGTCCTGATATCAACGGAGCGAAGGACCTGTTCACGAACGATTCGCAGATCATCACGCAGTTCTTGAAGATGTCTGATGTGAAAGAGGCGGAGTCTGC